ACCTATCGCGTCAGGCAGACTACCCGAAAAATTTCAAGAATGTATCGTCTTGGACAAAAACAACCGCGTTCATAACTGGATACATGATGATGTTTTGTTGCCAATATTTGCTCAATACACCCATTGGATGCCGCTGCCGCAATTGCCGGAGGTGCAGGAATGAACGCAACCGACACGAGAGAAGACAGGCGCATCATCAAGCAGCGGACTTACCACGTCAGGCACAACAACGGCGAGAGCTTTGAGGTGCACGGGCTGACGCTGGCACGCATCCGCAAGCTGGTCAAGGCGGAATGCGAGGATCGCAACTGGCTGATTGAAGACACGGAGTTGTGGGAGGTAACTGATGGCGTTCGTTAGTGGATTGTTGGTCGGCATGGTGATCGGCGCGTGCGTTGGTCTGGTAGTGCTGGCGATGTTGAGCGTGACGGTGGGAGGCGAGGAATGACCGGCTGGCTACTGTTTGAACGTAAAGGCTGGATTTATCTGCAAGACAATTTTGGCACGAAGATTGTGCTGTCACCAGCTAACGCCCGTGACGTCTGGCAGGTGCTGAACAAGTGGATTGAGCGCAATGCGCCGAATGTCGAGGAGGAAGAATGACCCTAAACGACCTATTCCCGCCCGACGAACGAGGCGTCGAGAATAAGATTGATGTTGCCCGCGCGATGGGGCGGCTGTCTTACCGAGAGGCAGCCGTCCTCTATTTGTGGGTGACCGGTTACACACAGGCAGAGATCGGGGAAGCGATGGGGTGTGACCAGTCAACTGTTAGTAGAGTTTTAGCAAAAATGCATAAAAACAACGCTTAGTATCGAGTCTTTTATAGGAGACCGAATATTATGGAGCGAATGTGCCCGTGTGGGAAACAAGTCTTACCGAATAGGCGATTGTGCCAGGAATGCGGCGATATTTACGGCTTTAATAGCGCCGAATGGCCTGAGTGGTTACGGTTTCTTGTTTCAGACACACAGAGGCAGCTTGACTTCGACCTGAAGCATAACCACTTGCGCTTAGATGACATTGAGCCTAACGGCAGCGGCGGGTACAGGCCGAAGCGGGAAGTAGCCTTGCGCGGTTGCCGCACTGAAACTCACTTATACCAGGAACGCGAACAGCACGGAGGCTAACGAATGGAATGGATGCCAATTTTGTCGAAAGTTATTGAAGCGATTTTGATCGCGATTTTACCGCCTCTTGCGGTGGTGATAGTTAGCGCGGCTGTGGCATACGCAAAGCGGCTATGGAACGACCTGAAACTCCGCTATCCAAGTGCGACTGACTTGATCGAAGAGGCTGCGGTGTTTGCGGTGCAGGCTGCCGAACAAGCGGGAGCTGCTGAACTTATCAAGGACAAAAAGCAGTACGCGATTCAAATTGCCGAAGCCTGGCTTGAGGCTAATCACATTACTACCGACATTGACCTGATTGACGCTGCGATTGAAAAAGCCGTTTTGGAGCTATTCAATGGCAATGACGAAACACCAGCCGGCTTTGAGGACGTTGGATGACGGGCGGCGAGTTACTCCCAGCGACCGCATGGGAACAGGCAGCCATAATCGGCATATTTATCGTGTTCGTCGGCATCCTGCTAACCTGGTTTAGCAAGCAATCGGACAAGTGGCAAAAGTTCATGTTCGACATTGACGAGAAGTGGCGTCAATTCAACAAGGAGCAGCGTGACACGAACTTGGAAGCCATGAATTGTGTTGAGGGCAGCCTGAAGGACTTGACCACCGTCACGCAAGGTCTGGTGAGCGAAGTCCGAGAAATGCGGGATGACAGTAAGGCGTTCTACGAGTCATTCCATGCGCATGACATTCAGGCGAAGGAAATCCTGGCGCAGGTGCAGAAGCCCGCGCCGAAGCCGAGAGCGAAGAAGACCGATGCCGACAATTGACGGCGCGTACGAGCTTCTTCTGGCGCGGCTGATGGCGCTTGAAAGCGATCTGGCTGACTTGCGCGAACGGGTGGCTGAGTTAGAAGGCGAGCTGCACGAAACATGGATGGGCGGTAACGAATGACTGCGCTTTACTGGCGGGTCACGCTGGCGAGGGCTGAGAGTGGCGACCGCGAGTGCTTGTGGACGTGGAGCAGATTGATGGAACGCACAGAGGTATTGTGGCAACGAAGCCGGTAGCGGTTGAGTTCGAAGCCGAGATGCGGCAGGTCAAGTCAATGGCTGACGGGACTTACAACATCGTGCTGAACGTGCCTGAGTATTGCTTACCGCAAGTGCAAACGATGATGGGCTGGCTGAAAGAATTAGTGCGCGTTGTAATGGCAAAAGAGCAACAATCGGAGTGAATCGGAGTATTCCGGAGTGGTATTGGACGATTTACGGACTGAAATGAATAACTTGGACGATCGCGAATTAGCTTATGTAATTGCGCGGTCTAAAACTGTTTCAGACAATAAAGCGCTAAAAGAATCTGGAATTCCGAGTTCGACCTTTTATAGCTGGGAAGAGCTTCGACGTGAAAAGTTGAATGACATTGCGCAGAAATTCAAGCGTGAAACTGCGATGCGTGTTTTGATGATTATGCAGGATAACGCAGAAAGAGCGGCAAAGACAGTTACGAACTTGATGGATAGCCGGAATGAAAATATCAAGTTGAAAGCGTCACAGGAAGTGCTTGATAGATCAGTTGGTAAAACGTCACAAACTTTGGAATTATCCGGAAAAGACGGAGAGCCTTTGAAAATCGTATACGTCAACGATTGGAGAAATAATGACTGAAAGCGAACCAATTCTGTGCGCTTGTGGTTGTGGCAATCCAGTAAAGACCGCAAAGTACCCAAGCCAACAGCGCCGGTTTATCAATACACACCAACACAAAAAAGAAAACAATGGGAACTGGAAGGGTGGCGAAGAAACAAGGTGTTGCCCTGTTTGCAATAAATCGTTCCAAGTAAAAAGAGGAATCAATAAACTGACTTGTAGCGAGGAATGCTATGTCGAATGGCAGAGGATGACCACGACCGCGCGCGGAATCAACAAAGTAAAAGTCAATTGTGCTTATTGTGGGAATGAGTTGCAATTGTTTCCGAGCCAAGTTCACGAAATGAATTTTTGTAATCGGTTTTGCTTAGCGAAGATGTTCCCAAAAAACGCTGAAAACAACGGCAATTGGAAGGGCGGAAACAGCCGTTACTTTCGTAATCAAACGATGATCCGAGACAATCATAAGTGCGTTGTGTGCGGGTTTGATGTGGTTGTCGACGTCCATCATATTACACCGAGAGCTAACGGCGGAACAAACGATTTTAGTAATCTGATTACTCTATGCCCTAACCATCACAGAATGGCTGATCTCGGCATCATTGATTTAGAAAGTTATCGAGATTTCTCATGGAGTCCTGATAGTTGGACTGCTTAAATAAATGTCATTTATTCGCTTGCCTTATCCGCATCAAGGGCAAAGACTTGTCCGCAATGAAGCAAAGCGCTTCAATTGGCTATCGGCTGGCAGGCGTTGGCGGAAGACCACTTTGACAATGGCAATTGCGGTTGAGAGTGCAGCACAGGGCAAGACTATTATCTGGGGCGCGCCTACTTACGACCAAGTGCGGATTGGCTTTGACGAAACGCAAAAGGCGGCTGTGGGAGTCGCAGACTTCAATCAATCGCGGATGGAGGCTGCATTCCCTAATAACGGCAAGATTATGTACCGGAGTTTAGACAAAGCTGACAATGTGCGCGGTCACACAGCCGACGGCGTTGTAATGGATGAAGCCGCATTCATTGACAAGAAAGCCTGGAATCAAGTGCTGCGACCGATGCTGATTGACACAGGCGGTTGGGCTTGGGCAATTAGCACGCCTAATGGAAGAAATTGGTATTGGGAAGAGCACGTCAAGGCGGTGGATGATCCGAACAGTATGGCGTGGCAAGTGCCAACTTTGGGCGTGAGGATAACCGACAAAGGATTAGTGCGTGAGCCGCATCCTTACGAAAACCCTGACATTCCGTTTGATGAGATTGAGAAGTTGTTTCAATCAATGCCAACGAAGATATTTGAGCAGGAAATACTCGGTCAATTCGTGGATTTGTCCGGCGGAGTGTTCCGGCGCGTGCAAGAAGCAGCAGTACTACAACCTCGTGAGCCGCAACCAGGTAGGCAATATGTGGCCGGCGTGGACGTGGCCGCGAGCGTGGACTTCACAGTTGTGAGCGTGCTGGATGCAGAATCGAAAGAAATGGTCTACCTTGACAGGTTCAACCGTGTGGATTATCCGGTGCTGATAAACAGGTTGGAATCGGTCTACCACCGCTATCACCTGACTTCGATGGTAGTTGAGGCTAACTCGATTGGACGGCCGGTTATTGACGAACTGGTAAGCAGAGGGCTGAATATTGTGGCATTTACAACGACTTCGGCGACAAAGCAAGCAATTATACAGAATTTACAGTCAGCCTTCGAAAATGGGCAGATTTTGGTCTTAGACGAGCCCGTGCTGATTGGTGAGCTGTTGAGTTTTGAGAGCAAGCGCAACGCAAGCGGGAGTTTTAGTTACAGCGCGCCTGATGGAATGCACGATGACACGGTTATGAGTCTGGCAATCGCATGGGACGGGCTATCAAATAACGGAGTGATACTTTGGATGGATTAGGGACAGGACAAATATGGCAGAGACTTATAAAACGATAACTAACGTGCCCGGATGGGTTGATCTGCTTACATCGGACGGCGTGCCTAACTCCATTGCCTCGCTTTATCGCAGCGTGCCTATCTTGTTCCGGGCGATCCAGTTACGCTGTGACGCGTTATCGAGCGTGCCGGTTGCGATTATGAAGGGGGAAGAGGTTGAGGCAAAGTGGCCTTATCCTACCAAGCTTGGCGATCTGCTTTGGCACTGGGAGGCGTCGGCGCTATTGTCGGGTGCTGCTTACGGTGAAATCGTGAAGAACAAGTCCGGTTTCCGAAAAGATGTAAAGTACCGTAACCCGTTCGACATAGAAACAAAATATGCGGACGGGGTTTACACGTTCAGGCAGTCATCCAGTGGAATGACGTGGACTAACGACACTCGCTCTGGCAATTATGAGATGGTCTATCTTGCGGAGTACGATCCGAAGCAGGACGTGTTTCCTGGTGTAGGGGCGGCAATGGCTGCTACCATTGACACGAAACTGTTATACGCGCTTGCCAAGTTTCCGGAGATGTACTTTGAGGGTGGGGCAATGCCTGTCACGCTGCTTGGCATTGACACGAACGATAAAGGCGAGATTGAGCGGATTCAGAACTGGTTCAAGCGCTCGGTTACATCCATCCGCAATGCGTTCCGGGTGTTAGGCGTAAGGGCTGGCTCTATCACGCCGACCACTTTGACGCCGCCGATGAAAGACCTGGCGTTTCCGGAGTTGGATGCAATCGCAAAAGATAATATTGCGCTGGCATTTGGCATTCGCAAGACTATGCTGGATAGTGAGGCGGCTAACTATGCGACCGCGCAGGAAGACCGGCTGTCTTTTTACGAGGACACAATCAAGCCCCGCGCAAAGAAGTTTGAGGATGTGATCAATACGCAGCTGCTTGCGAAAGACGGTTTGCGGCTGGAGTTTCGCTTCAACGAGATGGACATATTCCAGGAAGACGAAAATGACAGAGCCGACCTATTGAACAAATTTACAATGGCCGGCTTGCCGGTCGAAGTGGCTTTGCAACTGGCTGGATATGAACTAACAGACGAACAGGCGGCCGTGCTGAATGCGCACCAGGAACAACTGGACGAGCGGCGGGACAATGAATACAGCCCGGACATCGTTGAGTTGCGCAAGTGGCAGAAAATGGCAGAGAAGCGGGTAAAAGAAGGCAAAGAGCTGCGTGAGTTTGAAACAAGCGTTATTGA